TTGTTACTACAGGAAAACAGGTTTAACAAAGATGCTTCATTAGAAGAAAATGTAGCATTCTACCTAGGTGGCCCTGCACTAAGTACTGCTAACAGGTTATACCGTGGTGTTAATGACTTACGTTCTGGAGACATAGGTAGCGTAGAGCGTGGCATAGAAAACTTAGCACCTGCTGGCCTTACCAACCTCTACCGTAGTTCTATAGGTAGATATCAAAGAGAAGGTGGTATTCGCACCCGTAGAGGTGACCCTATATATGATGATATGACCGCAGGTGATTTTGCGGCACAGGCTCTAGGGTTCCCTCCTGCGGAGTACACGTTTATACAAGAACGAACGGCTAGGAATAAAGGCGTAGAAAAAGCTATTACTATTAAAAGAACTAGGCTAACTAAACAGTTCTACATAGCAAATCGTATGGGAGACGTTGAAGCTATGAACAGGCTTGTAGGAGAAATGGTAGAGCATAACAAACGGCACCCTGTAGAGGCCATTACCCCGAAACAAATAATGAAATCGTTTGAATCCCACATGGCAACTTCGGCTAAGATGCACAATGGGGTAACCGTAAACCCATTAATGAAACACGCTATTATGAAGAGTAATATGGAGTACAACCAATAAAAAACCCCCCTATCGCCTCGGCAACGAGTAGGGGGGTCAGGAGGGAGAAGCAGTGTAGGGGAGTACACTACTTCGTCCATCATAGTATCATATAGTCCGCCAGATACGTATGCCTAATTTGTCATTTTCTATGACTATTTTTATTGTAACTTGCCATCTCTTACCTTTAGTTATTGTGGTTACTTGTTCTTTTGCCCTCTGAGTATTTATGCAGGGTACAAAAATAGATGCCCCTATAACCATTTTGTCCCAGTTAACTGTAATACATACGCCATCAGGGGATAGGTCATCTACCATTAACACGTTACTTGGCTTCTGCTAACACGTCCACTCTTGAACAGTCTATAGAGATAACGTTTGTGGGTGGTAGTTGTGTGGTAGTGCCCCTAGTAAGTCGCATCTTACTGCTAGACGCCCCAAACTCACTCTTTAAGTCTTGCACAAAAGCCGCGTAGTTTATCTGGTGCTTACCACACCACGCTTTAAGTGGTTTAGGTATTAAGTATGCACGCTTTACGTCTGTCTCATATCGTCCAACTAGCCGTATCTTAGGGTCTAATTCTGGTATAACTAAAGAATCTAACCCGTTGTCCTGCCCTTTACGCAAGTCATCAGTACTCTTAATCTTAAGTATGCTACCCCAGTTCTCGTGAAAGTAATCGTTTAATAGTTCTGCCGCAGATGAGTTCATATCAGAAGCCATGTGTTTGTTCTCCTTGAGCATTTTAATTATAAACTTAAATAGTTTATTAGTGTCATAGTTTACTAACCCCAGTTTCTTGGCGATTAATACGCCTGTAAGATCAGCCGCCGCTCCTGCTGACCAGAAACGGTTCTCGGCAGTTAAGTCTGCCGCCTGATCTATCTTAGCCTGTACCTGCGCTAGTAATTCCCTTACTGCCGTAACATTAGCCATAACATATTGTATGTATAATATACCTGCATGGCCGTATATGTTTTCGGCATTGGTAGCATGGTCGTCTGTTAAATGTTTAGTCTTACTCTTGTCAAACAACCTAACCGCTTTAGTCTCCATAAGCCGCTGTGCTTCTGCTTTCGGCATAGCCTTGTACATACTAACTTTCTCAATGGCGCTAGTATTACCCGTAGTAACAGATAGTAGCTTCCAAGGCTTACCCCTTACACGCTCTGTGTTAGTGCCGTTACTAGACATACGGTTTTTCTGCATACCACTAGATATTTGGTATATGAGAGACGATAATTCTTCGCCTTTAAGTTCAGTCAGTTCGTCAATATATAATGGTAGGTTTTGGTATAACTCACTTCTATTACCTCTGGAGTTCTTGGTATCGTTCTCTCCTAGTACTAACGCTTTAGGGTTACCCCATATAGATGCGCCTACATACATAGCAGTAGTTTTACCTATACCACTCTCCTTACTATGTACGTGAAACCCTGCACAAGATACGGGAGACAACGCCATAAGGGGTGATCCAAACCCCGTACCTACTATATACTGGTGCAGTTCAAACCCGTCTCGGTCATAGAAGTTAGCCATGTCTATCCAACCTTGTAACGTACCTTTAGGTTCAAAGGCATGGAACAAACCTGCGGTAGGCGTAGAGGGAGGGTTAGACCCAATAGTATTAGCGAACACTTCTTTATCCCCTACTACAAATGACTTTAAGTCATCCCCTGTCCACCCAAACTGCCTACGTGCTTCTGTTGCTACTCCCGTAGCTTGTAACTCGTTTACCCATGTTGTCATATAAGTCATTAATTTATCCATCCTTGAAACAGCCACGCCATGCATGGACATCTGTTTCCGTAGTTCTTCTTTGGAAGTAACGGCTGTAAGGGGTATTGTAAATTCTCTAACCCCATCTTTAGGTAAATGCAACCTAACAACCACCGCTTCCCCTATCTCTAAATCTTTAATACGTTTAACAACATATAAGTCGTTGTGGTACACGACCTCCTCATCAGGGTCGCCTTCATCATTAACTGTGCGTATATAAACTCCACCGTTGGCCCCCCTAAAGAATGGCCTTGGGTACGTCGGAATCACATAGGTAGTAGTAGGTGAGTCAGGTAAGTCCATCTCAGGAACTTCTACTATGTTATCTTCTTCGGTTGCCTCTACTACACTACTGCCTAGCACTATAGGTGACTTTACCTTTCCCCAGTTAGGGCACTTGGGGCATACATCAGGGTTAAACTCATCAAAAGAAGTACACAGGTATGGGCCTTTGATTAGTTCCATCTTATCCCGCGTATCTTCTGGAGAATAACCTTCATGGTTCTTGGAAATGTTTGTAGCCGCAGAATTTGCATCTACGCAAAACTTAGCGATAGACAGCCCTGCTCTCCACATAGGCTCACTACAATTCTCTTGGTCTTTCCATATAGTCTTCAACTGTTCACAGCCAGTGCCGTTCATTGTCTTAACTATAATATCTTTAAACTTGTTTTGCTTGTTTCCCATAAGGGCGTTCATAACTGAACTAGCGCCAGAGGGTACCATCCGCTTAGGAACTGGTATCATCCCACCACCAAGTAACATAGAGAACTTATCAAAGTCTAATGATTCAGGAACGTCAGACGCTAGAAACTCTACAGGAGAGGGAGGGGTTGTCTTATAGTTATGTGTAGTGGGTACACGTAATACCCTAGCGGCATCGGCAGTGACAGCAGGATCAGCGAGTAACTTATGTTCAGCGCATAACTTCTTTAGACGCTCCGCTACAGGTAGCCAATCATCTATGCCTATAGCCTCAGACAAGAACCAGTACGCATGTACGCCCCTACCAGAATTGACTAGCTTGGGCTTAGGTAGTGATAGCGTCTTACAGAATCCCTGTAATGCTTTGAGGGCTTCATCTTGAGTTGGGTAGTCTTTAGTTTCTCCACAATCTAAATCTAGGAAGAAAGACTTTAGTTGTTTAACGTTACTAACTTTACGGGAATTTGATTCATTAAATGTACTAAGTGCAAAATAAGAATCATATCCCTTATTATCTAGGTCACGGGCCGCATCAGCCATGTCACCTATAGAGGTATAGAATTTCTGTGTCCGCTTATCATCTTTAGTACGAAATGCAAATAAGCAGTAGTATCCCTCATCCCCTAATGTTTTCCTTAAAAAATCTTCTGTATTCATAATAAGTACCTAATTCCGAGAGGTACCATAGCAGGGGCGTTTGCACGCCCTTTTCGGTAGTCATCCTAGCTATGGGTATGGTCTTACAACGGGAGACTATTAGTCGTCCCAATCAGCTACTATAGACGCTAGCGCATCATCAGATGCTTTAGGTGCAGGTGCTGTTTTCTTAACTACTTTCTTTGGTTCTTTTACTTTAGTGGGTTCGTCGTCCCCAAACAACTCATCACTAACTACAGGTGTTTCCACTGGTGCGGCAGTTACCACCTCAAACGGATTCTCCTCTGCGGAGAACTGAAACCCACCTTCTACTGCGCCAAACGGAGACGCGGCTTCCATAGGTATGTACTTAATTACCTGTACTGCACGTAGTCTAAGGGACACCCCTGCCTCACGCATGTTATACGGGGTAAATGTAACTGCAACGTTAACAGTGCTACCCGTTGTAAGCATGAAGTCGTCTGGTAGTTTAACGCCTTTACTATCGTACTGTACAGGCTTAAACGTAGCGTCTTTACCGTATGCACCTTTTAGGGATGCTTTATGCGTGTAAGTACCATCTTCTTCTTTCTTGAAAGGCATGTCAAACTTGTCAGGCCAGCCCTTCTCTTTCTTTGATTCATACGCTTTGACCATCTCTACAAACAGAGCCTTAGCTTGGTCTTTAGTCATACGAAAACGAGTTTCGTATTTAGCGCCTTCATCAAATGCGTCACACGGAACCGTGCGGTTTTCTGCATTGTCGAACTTGTAAGTCTTATTGATACGAGGCCATAGGGCTTCTACGTTATTGATAAGATATTGATTATTTGAAACAGCCATAATGTTTTCCTAAGTTTTAGTTTGCGTTTATCTCGAAACCTTCAACCGCCGAGAACGGTGATACAGGTTCACTTGTTACTGGAACAGTTAGTGTGATCGCTCGTAATGTATCTTCGTGGTCGATCATTTCACACACTGTCTCATAAGTGTCCGCGTCTAGTCGGTCTACTGGTTTAAAGTAAAGTTTTGGTACAACACTATCCCTATCAAAGTATATATTGGTAGTGATAGCAACTATCGGGGTATCGTGTTTAGACAAGAGCCGAGCATAATTCTGCATTCCCATAGCCCCACCTTTGTCGTTACCGAATATCGATGTGGCAGGTATCTGTAACTGATACACCTCATCGGGCTTATCCCCAAATACAACTGCTAGTCGTTGTGAGAACCGACAAGCCCTACCCCCATACTGACCTGAACCCCTAATGTTTTGAGGACAGTCCATACAACGCATAGCTTGCCGTTGATCTTGGGGTACTTCATTAGACGGTAACCGTGTATCGGGAGACCAACACGTAGGTACCGCTACCCTATTAGGGTCATACGCATCGCCATAGTAAGCGCGAGATACTGGGGCGGCATTAATTACCACCACTTCTATAGAACCTGAATCGTTAGTACTAATTTTTGTGCCTCCAACTACAAAGGTAAACTCGCCACCCTGTATGCTGATTCGACGTAGATTAGCATTACTCATTAAGCGTCATCATCCAAGTCTAGTTCTAATTGTTCAAACTCCCCTAACTCTTCATCAAGGGGGCCGTCCTTCTTAGGTGCTCCAACCAAAGCGCCTTCAACATCCGCCAAATTAAAGCGGTAGGTCGTACCTACTTTTACATAGGTATTAGGCGGAATCTTATCTTGCCTTACCCATGCACGTATGGTGGATAACGAAACAGAAAAGTGTTTAGCCACTTTTTCTATTGGTACAAATACTTCTGACATTATTTTCTCCTTACTGATACTACATATTCTGAATCTACATTAAGCCCTTTAGGTACTAGGGCAGGATTTTCTTCTAGAAACTGCTTCATGTTTGTCTGGTTAAGTCGTTTGTCAAGTAACTCAGGTGCCCCATGCTCTAACACAAACTCATGCATGTTGCTCCAATCGCTAGTCCAATACCTAGTCTTAGCAGACCTGTAAAACAATCCTTCTGAAGTCTTCACACTATCAACGCCCTGCTCCTTACAGTAGTCAAGTAATGCTCTCTTAACCTTATCTATCTGCTCAGACAGTTTGCTATCTTCTTCTTTAAATGCCGCTGAAAGTTCCGAACGCCTATCCTTAATCTTCAAATAGATTTTGGTTAACTGTTCAGCAGTGGACTTAACTTCCTCACTCATCACACGCTCCTTTTATTAACGGGATGTTTACTTTAGTGAGTTATTATACTCTAGTCAAGTATTTCTTTGTAAAGATCAATCATTTTTGTGTGTACATCGATTCTGTTATCTAATAATGAGTAAACACGTTTCTCTGCGTGGGAACCTTGGAGCTGGACGACGGTACATTTATGATCTTGTCCTGACCTGTGTACACGAGCGTTGGCTTGAGCATATGTTTCTAGAGAGCTTGTCGGTGCCCACCACACTACTGTGTTAGCCGCAGTCAATGTAACTCCATGCGCCGCTGACTGAGGTTGAATTACTAACACCTTCGGATTGTCTTGCTCTTGGAACCTTTTAAATATATCAGTGCGCCTAGGTGCAGACACATCTCCACGAATAACCTCGGTCGATATACCATCTTCTCTTAGCTTGCCAGTTAACATGTCAATGGTGTGCTTGAAAGGTACGAACACTAATACTTTCTTACTAGACTCATCTATTACTTCTCTTAACACCTTATACCGTGGGGATATGTCGAACTCTAACGAGTCTCCCTTGTCGGTATACACTGCCCCTGCGGATATCTGTAGTAACTTATTCATGTTGACTGCGGCATTCGCGGCTGTGATCTGTTCACCTGCCGCCTGCATAACCATCTTACTCTTTAACTCTTTATAGTATTTCAACTGTTGTCTAGTTAATGCTACCTCTCGCTTGACGTATACCATAGGTGGTAGGTCTAGACATTCATCTTTAGTAAACCTGATCGCAGGTTGCAACACTCTATGTACCGTAGTAGTGGCGTCCTCTTTTGGTACCCACTTAAAGTTTGTAACCTTAGCCATAACCTGATCGCGGAATGACCCAAAGAACCTAGGCACCCCAGTAGGGTTAACTAGTTTAGCGATACCGTATGCATCGGTAGGACTCTGTGCCGCAGGGGTACCTGTCATCATCCATAGCCATGTACTAGGGCCAACTAACTTAGCTAAGGTCTTCCATCGTTTAGTTTGTGGATTCTTATAGTGAGTGGCTTCGTCTACAATTATTAAGTCAAACCCTCCATTGGCTACGGCGTCAGCTACTATCTCTACTCCGTCATAATTTATTATCACGTACTCGGCATCGCCCTCTATTATCTTTGCACGTTTAGCCTTAGCCCCATATGCTACGTCCACCTTACGGTGCATAGCGAAACTAAACAGATCGTTCCTCCATGCCGAATCCATAATAGATAGGGGGCATATTACAAGTACTCTGTTGATAGCGCCTTCTTTAAGTAAGTAATCAGATGCCCATATAGCACTAGCTGTTTTACCTGTACCCTGCTCGTTAAAACAAAACGACTTGCGGTTGAGTGTTAAGAAACTAGCGGTGACTTTTTGGTGGTCAAAGGGTGTGTATTTGCCCGTCCACTTGTACTTAGATTCTATAGGGGAGGGAGCATTGATCTTCATGTTACGTAGTACTTGCGTCTCTTCTAGTCCCCAGTTAACAAGTACTTGGTTGTTTGGTAGTTCTCTACTCTTAGGTATTACCGATGTAACCTTTGCAGGGTTACGTAGGGTGAGTAGTAACGCTTTATCATCTACTATCTTCATTTATAACTCCGATGCTAAATAGCGTGAAGTGGGTGTCCACGTCACACTGAAATATAATTACTTGCTAACACGTTAAGGTGATAACACCTACATATTCTGTTAATGGGTAGACTGAATAACTGAATAACTGTACAACCCAGTCAGGTCGCGGCTTTGCTACATACGCAACCTTAATACCACCGCCATACTAATCGATATATTATATCGTTTGCTTAATTATTATGACGTTTTTAGTAGCCCTGCTTCGTCCACAGATAGGGCTAAGTCTGACTATGGGCCAACAATATTAAGCCTGAACTACCCTGATTTTATACGTATTACTAGTTCTCCACGAGAGGGGGACTACGTACTTTGTTTTATGACGCATCAAGGTAAGCGTCCACCACCACATTAACCTTTACTCATCGCCCCACCTTCGGAACGATTCTTCTTACGGCTCTGTACCGTAACCCCATCTTTGTTGCTACCACCTCGGCTCAACGCTTTCTTGTGCGCTACATCCTTACCTTCACGCTTGTCCGCTTTGCCGTTCTTGTTAGCGTCTTTACCTTTCTTGTCCATAGCACGTCGAGCACGTTGTCTTTCCATTCGTCGCTCATGCTCGGCACTACCTACAGGTGGATTCTTTTGTTTCTTTCTATCCGCTTTATTTTTATAAGGCATTAGTTTCTTCCGTTGTGTACACATTCGGTCACTATACAGTGACGTTTACATAGACCGCTTTGGTGAGCGTTCCATACGTTGTTTTTAAATGCTTGCTCCATACGACTATAATCCGCTAACCACTTAGACCACAACTTAGGTTCGTCTGTCCTGCTGTAACTATCCCGTACTAACTCGTTACACACTACAAAGACTAAGCCACCCCTAACGAAATCTATCTCAGGTAAAAACTTAAATACCGCAAGAGCCATTAGTTCTAACTGCCCTTTGTCTGCATACCTAGCGTTCTTACTAGTCTTGTAGTCTATGACCCACGCGGTTTTGGTTTTCTTATTCACTATAACTAAATCTGCTATGCCCCTCCACCAAACTTCATCGTCAAAGAATCCGCACGGCTCTAGGTTTTCAGTGAGTCCCATCTTCATCTCACATACCTTCTCACCTTCCTTTGCATTGAGTACATCCAACACATCTTTACAGTATGCGTACTCAGGGGGTAACTCTTTACCATCCCTAATATATTCTTCTGCCGCTAGGTGTACCGCAGTACCGTACAACATGGCACTTGTCTCAGGTTCTTTATAGTCCTTTGACACCTTTAAGTGGTAGAACTTCTTAGGACACTGCTCAAATGATTTGATCTTTGAGAACGACCACGGTGCAATACTCAATGTACTTTACCTCCGCTATCAATGATCTCTGACACGGTAATGAGTTCCTCTATGAGTGAGTACATCATGTCAGAGTTAAGCAGTATACGATCTTTATGTTCGTGACTACCCTCCACTTCGTACTGCTCTATACATACTAAAGGCAGTCCCTCCTTGTCTTCCCCAAGAACTACAATTAGGTAGTCCCCTTCGGTCTTAGGGTCAGGCATCTCGTCCAGTTGTTCGTTTAGTTTACGCTTAAACTTGTTTATGTCTGTTACTTTACCCATTATCCTGCTGCCTCTCCATAAGATTTACCACTGTCTGACTCACATGTAATCGGTAAGCCCTCTGCCCAAGTAGGCGTGGTCTTCATGCAACCCTCTACAAACTCAGTTGCTTCTTTTAGCTTGCCCTCTGGTACACAGCATACTACAGAATCGTGTACCGTTAGTGCTACCTTGTACCTTTTAGCGATAACTAACATCTGGTCGCCAATTATACACCTAGCTATCGCTTGGCATATGTTCTCTGTAACTTTCCCACCGTAGATACGCGTACGTCCGCGCCTAGTCTTATAACTAAACTCTAGGCCACGTTCACCCTGTTCATATTGTAAGTCGTCATAGCGCATCTTCAAACCTGATGGGAGTACTACCCATCCGTTACGCTCGTCTGAACCATACTTAACTATACCATTCGGGCCGAAACTACCTGAGTTACCACGAGACATCTCTACCAACATGTTCTGACACTGCCGCCAGAAGTGACTTATCTTCCAGTTAGTATCACGGTATATAGCTACTACCCTACGGGCTTCTTCTACACCCATAGTAGTACCGAAAGACTTTAACTGTTCGGAGAACCGTACTGCGCCCATACCATACCCGCATCCTAAGATAGTAGTTTTACCTACAAACCGCTGATCTTTGGAAACTAATGATTCCAACACGTCATATATCTTAGAGGACATTTTTATATAAACATCTTCTCCGTTGGCGAATGCTAGTACTAAATCATCCTGCCCTGCAAGCCACGCTAATACTCGTGCCTCAATCTGAGAGGAGTCACAGTCAACCATCATGTACCCTTCGGGAGCAAGCATACTGTTCTTTAACTTCTTACCGTTCACGCCACGGCTAGGTAGGTTCTGTATGTTGATCTTGTCATCACCTCCCCACCTACCTGTATGCGCGGCATAGTACCTGATAGGTACCGGCATAAGCCCACGTTTAGCTATACCTATAAACCTCTCAGTACGTGATTCCTCTAACGTACTCTTAATACCTAGTCGTGAGGTTACAAGTGTCTGCACGTAGGGGTCTGCGTGGTCTAACAAAGCCTTAAACTGTTCATCATTCTTAGCAAACGCGTACGTCTGCTTGCCTGTAGTAAGGCTCGTCTTCATAGGAGGTATTACGCCCCTAGCTTCTAGCAGTGCGGCAAACTTAGGATTACTCATCAACTCTTTCTTAGTAACACCTGATGAAACTATTATGTCTTCCTTTATCTGCTTAGTATTCTCTAGGTGGTGCTCTAACAATCCTAAGTCTAACTCCACTACAGGTTCAATGAACATACGCAGTGTGCAATCTATTAAACGTAACTCTCCTTTCGGGAAGTTCTTACCCATACGGTTAAACAACTTATAGGTTAACTCCACATCGTTAACGCAGTAGTCACCGTATCTATCTAATTCCAAATCATTAAAATCTGCACGCCTTTTACCTATAGCATCCAGTACTTCTGTACCTTTCTCTCCAAGGTTGTATCGTTGTGTTAACGCGTGAAGACTACCTCCAACCTCGACACCATGTAAGGCACGAGCAATACAAAGAGTATCGGTATAAATACGAGGGTGAACATTAAAACACCAATTAAGGATAGCACCATCGAACAAAGTATTATGAGCGAGTAAGATACTACCCTCCCAATTAAAGGTATGTAGGTATTCATTAAGTTCTTCATGCGTTCCACTAGCCCACTCCGTGCTTCCGTTGTTTACCTTTACACCTACACCGATCACCTCAAAACGAGGATCACGTATGTAGGCTTCTGTTGTCATCTTACGTAAAGAGAAGTCTTTGTCATAATAAGTTTCAAAGTCTACGGTTATTAAATCCATCTTATGTCTTATCCTCTTTGGGCGTAGAACGTACCTCTTTGGGCGCAGAACGTACCTCATATTCGTCAACGGACTCAACTACTTCCTTTGAGTCCCCGAATATCTTGTCCCAGTTATCCCTAAACGTGTCCGCTGTTGGACGTTGGCGACTACCCTTACTCACTTTCAACTACCTCTATTAACTTGTTAAGGTACCACTGCGCTTTCTT